AAGCCCAGTCAGTTGGTTTTAAGCCAGAGCATGTTTTTAAAATAAGATCATTTGAATTTAAAGATGAAGAAAAACTTAGATATAAGGATAAGATATATAGAGTTTTAAGAGCGTACACTAAAGGTGATGGTATAACTGAATTAGTTTGTATAGGAGATGTTAATAATGCCAATTCCACCGAGCGTAACTAAAATGAAAAATGGTAATGTAGAATTTACATCTAATGTTGATAGAGTAAATTATACATTAGATGAACTTACAAGAGCAGCACTAAGAGATTGTGGTAAATTTATTTGTCATACTTTCAGAAGAAGCTATTATGCTTTATTTTCAAGAAAAAAAGGTAATGTCGGGCGTTATACTCAATACTGGGTAAGGAGAAAAGATAAGGATTTACAAGTTGGTATAAAACCTAATGCCTTTTATGGAGGGTTCCAGGAACTTGGTTCATCAAAAACAAAGAAATTAGGACTATTAAAAGAAACAGTACAAGATAATATTCCAAAGATAATTGAAATTCAATCTAAATATTTAAGTGGTTTAGAAAGTGAATCTAAGGCGTTAAGTATGATTAATGAACAAGAATATAAAGGAGGGGCAGATGGCTAAGAGTATTGAATTAAGAAAAGATATATATTCATTAATTAAAAGTGAACATGAAAGAGTTTTTCATAGACAAGCATCTTCTACAGCTCAATTTCCTTATATAGTTTATAAGATTACTGATCTTGGAGATTCTAAGGAGTTAGAAATTGATTATTGGGATAGAAATAATTCATCTGAAACAATAGAAAATTTAGCTGATAATATAGAAAAATTATTAGATGAAGAAGTTGTAAATTCAAGTGAACATTCATTTATAATTTATTATAACAATGATAGAAAGTTTGTTGATGATGAAGACAAAAATATTCAAAGAGTTAACGAAACATTTGAAATAAGATATTTTAGAAAGGAGTAATATCATGGGAAAATTAAAAAGTGGATATTCTCAAAAGACTAAAGATAATTTATTAACAGGTGCAGGAGCTTACTTTAAAAATTTTACTGTAGGAACTGATACTTATGAAAGTGCAAAGACATCTGGGAAGTTATTAGGAGCAACAAGAGGTGGAGGAAGTTTCAAAGCTGTTGCAACTGTTAGACAAATAGAGGTTGATGGAGCACCAACAAGAACTGTTGGTTTAGAAACAATTGATGAATGGGAAACTAGTATGTCAATGAATCTATTAGAAACAACTAAAGATACTTTACAATTAGCTTTAGGTGCTGCATCAATTGAAGATGGAGAAGATCATTATGTAATTAAGGGGAAAAGTAATGTTGAAGATGAAGACTATATTGAAAACATTACTTATGTAGGTACAATTAGTGGTACAAATGAACCAGTAATAATTCAAGTTTACAATGCATTAAGTACAGATGGATTAGATCTACAAACAGCAAGTAAATCAGAAGCAGTATTAGGAGTAACTGTTTATGGGCACTATGATGTAGAAGATTTACAAACACCACCTTATGCAATTTATTACCCTAAGGAATAATAAAATAATATTTAATTAAAGAAGTTGGAAACAACTTCTTTTTATTTTGGAGGAGATTATAATGAGAAATTTACAAACACAAGATATTTTTTCACTAGCTAGAGTTTTAAAAGAGGCTAATGTATTAGAAGTAATTAAAAATATTGATAAAACAAAAGATGTAAGACAAGTAGGAATGACTGTTATCTTTGAAGTTATAGGAAATTGCACAGATGAACAGTGCGAAGATAAGATATATAAATTTTTATCAGGACCATTTGAAATGACAGAAAAAGAAGTTAGAGAATTGGATCCAGAAGAATTACTAGATAAAATATTTGAAATTGCATCAGTTGAGAAGTGGAAAAGTTTTTTATCAAAAGCTTCACAGTTTCTGAAGTAACTGAGGAGCTTTTATTAAGAAGATATAACAAT